ACGCAAAAAAAGGCATACATCATTGCTGATAACAAGTTGGCGATGAATGCTGGATGGGATATGGAGTTGCTCAAGCTAGAAATCAGCGAATTGGAGGACAAAGACTTCAATATTGAGTTGCTTGGATTTGACCCGTCAGAGCTTCAGCTGGATGAGCCAGATTATTCGGTTTTAGACGATGAGGACATCGAGAAACAGCTGGATGACATGGCGCAAGGGGTACGCAAAGCTATTCAAATCGAATTTGAGCCTGACCACTACGATGAAGCGGTACAGCTGGTGAAATACTGGCGTGAGCAAAACGCTTATGTTGGCTACATGATTATGGATTTTCTGCGGAAAGAGAAAAACAAGGCATGAAATGTTATTATTTGGTTGGCTATCACGGATGCGGTAAGACAACTCAAGCTAACAAGCTAGAAGCAGAACACCCTATTTTTAACTTCATAGGCGGCAAACCAGGATTGGACGCTATCCCTAATGTTCAAACCCTGATGAAAGAGGTCAAATTAAGCAAAACCGATATGTTTATACACGGTTGCATCTTTCAGACCGAGCCGATGCTCAAACGTTTATCCCTAGCAACAGAGCTTCATATCATCGTTATGCACACTTTCCCCAAAGAAGTCGAAGCAAGGACATTAGCTAGGGGCGCTGACAGCTACAACATCAAAAAATACAAAACTCACTATTCATTTATTCGCAAATTAAAAATGTGGATAGACGAATACAACTTTCAGGTTCACATCATTGACAACAATAAATCTGTTGAAGACGTGTACAAACAAATTAAAAAAATATGTGTGCGATCATAGGCTTTGTTAGTAAAAACCCTAGTGATGAAGCGATTAAAACGCTGAAAAAGCTGTTTCTTGAGTCAAAAATTAGGGGTAAACACGCATACGGGTTTGCGGCTAAAGACAAAAACGGCATTACTGCGGTCAAAGAACACAACCTAAAAGCACTTATCAGCCATATTGATGCGCCCAATTTGCTCATCGGACATTGTCGGTACTCCACCAGCGGGGATTACAAAGATCACGCCAACAATCAGCCAATACAGTTTAAAGACGAATACATGGCATTCAACGGCACGATTGACATGAGAACAAAAGCCGAGATGGAGAATAATTACAACATCGTAATGGAAAGCGACAACGATGGCGAAATCATGCTTCAGTCTAAAGACAGAATGCGCTTATTAGACGGCAACATAACGTTTGCTGGGCTATTTTTGAAAGGTGATGAAATCACGGCATTCAGAAACGAACACAGACCCGCTTATTGGGCTGTCAAACACGATTCACTCTATGTAGCGTCAACAGCCGACATAATGATTAGAAGTCTGCTTAGACCGATACCTCTGACAGCCAATGAGGTCTATAAATGGACGGCTTGACTGAATACCTCAGTTATCACCGTCAATCCTCACTAGCGGGGGATATTGACCCCCAAAACGATTGTTTACAATACGTTGCCAACAGATTTGAGCTAAATATGGAACAGCGCTACTGGTTAGCATTCCTATTCGGTACTTGCTACTGCGCCCCAACAGTCTATTACATATACAACGAATTCCCTGATTACAACACTGTAAACATTGACAGGCTTGAAAGATGGTGGAAAGCAAACAAAACACGTTTGTTGTTCCAAACCGACAGACAACGGGTGCGGAGCAACGACCAGTTTGTTCAATCTTTCATTTCATACCGTCAAATTGTGGGGAGAAATCAAGAGGAACACTTCAGTGCGTTCAAACGCAATGACCCCAAGTCTACCTATGTCAATGCGCTGGAAACAATGTCTGAGGTGTTTTCCTTTGGGCGGTTCACCATGTTTATTTACCTAGAAATGGTATCGGTGCTTACTAACTGCAAAATGATACCGATTGACCTTGATTTAAAAAACGCTGAGAGCTGTCGCAACGGGTTAGCATTAGCATTAGACCGAAAAGACTTATTCACACACGTTGTAGACAAAAAGTTAACAAAACACAATTATCAAGACCTAAACACGGGACTATTGAAGATAATTGACGAAGTGGCAAAGATGAACATCAACCACAAAAACCTATTTGCTATTGAAACAACTTTATGCGCTTACAAAAAAGCAAAGCTGGGTAAACGCTTTGTCGGCTACTACATAGACCGTAACAGGGAAGAAATAGAAAAAATGAGCCAAAACATTCCTCAAGGCGTAGACTGGAGCGTATTGTGGGATTTTAGAAAGTCTAATTACGACAAAAAGTACCTGAAAGAGCTAACATGAAACGTGTAGACCTTATCAAGATTGAACATAACGTCAAAATCGGGGATGTTTGCGGTCATATCGAACCTAACATAACAGAAGACAGCATATTTTACGATGGCGATCAACCCGTAGGCTTTTACATCAAAGAAATCAAGGGAAAGCTCAAACAGCTGGTGGACGTAGCAAACGCAGAGCTACTCAGCGACAGAGTACCCAAAACCGAAATGAGGCGTTCTAGCGGGATGGCTAACCCAGCAAACGAAGTAAACCAGTACAGCACCATTATTGGCTCTTGCCCACCAAAACCGCACATGAAACGCCCGTATCCGATGATTTCAGGTGTTCACAACATTAAATCAGCTCAAACTTTTATCAAAGCAATGCTATTGGCGTGTAAGGAATCTGAAGACTTGATAAGGGAAATTACACCAAGCATATTTGACAATCAACTTGCCATCATCAACGAAAAAGTACCACCAAAGTTCCGATTTGGCAAATTATTTACGTCAAGCATCTCAAACTTCAACATTCCAGCGCCATTTCATCGGGATGCGGGTAATTTAGAGGGATGCGTCAACGTAATCATCGCAAAGAAAAAAAACGCACGTGGGGGAAACACAACCGTACCCGATTACGGGGCAACAGTTGACAGCAGAGACAATTCAATGTTAGTCTACCCAGCATGGCGAAACGTACACGGAGTAACACCGATTGTGCCAACTCAAGAGGGAGGATATCGAAACAGCCTTGTTTTCTATCCTCTAAAAGCATTCAACAACTACTGGGACGAAAAATAATTATTTCCCCTTAATAAAAATGCCCGCACTTCACGTACCTACTGACAACGATAGAAAGCAAGTCGAAATATCGGCTGGGCTTGGTTTGCCTCACGAACAGATCGGGGCGCTTATCGGCATAGACGACAAAACTTTACGCAAGCATTACCGCAAAGAATTGGATTTTGGTAAGGCTAAATCAAGTGCCGCTATCGCTAGGTCACTTTACAACAAAGCAATGGGCGGGGATACAACAGCAATGATTTGGTGGACAAAAGCCCAAATGCGTTGGTCTGAGACAGTCAAAAATGAAGTAACAGGCGCTGATGGCGAACCGTTTGACATTCAGATTACCTTTGTAAAGCCAAAAGATGAGTGAAGTAGTCGAATACGACAAAGACGCTATTGGCAGATCACTTGCCAAAATTGAATTTCCGTTAAAGCTGGAATGCCTATTTAACCCGCCTCAAGCACGTTACAGGGTACTTTGGGGTGGTAGGGGCGCATCTAAGTCTTGGAACGTAGCAAGGGCACTTCTCATCAAGGGATACAAGAAACAACTGAGAATACTTTGCGCCCGTGAATATCAAACATCCATTCGAGATTCTGTACATAAGCTGTTGAGCGATCAAATCATAGCTATGAACATGGAATCGTTCTATGAGATTACCCAAAACAGCATCAGGGGGCTGAATGGCACGGAGTTTGCATTTGTAGGTCTCAAAAACAACGTTGCAAACGTAAAATCATATGAAGGTATTGACATTTGCTGGGTGGAGGAGGCACAAAGCGTTTCAAAGTTTAGCTACAACGTACTCATACCGACAATACGTAAAGAAAACAGCGAGATATGGATAACTTTCAACCCTGAGCTGGAAACAGATGAAACGTATCAGCGCTGGGTAATTGCTCCACCAGCTGGGGCTGTTGTACAAAAAATCAACTGGAGCGACAACCCTTGGTTTCCAGAGGTGCTAAAACTTGAGAAGGACGCACTCAAAGCACGTGACCTTGAGGCGTACAACACGGTCTGGGAAGGCGTTTGTCGTCAAACAGTTGACGGGGCTATATTTGCAAAAGAGCTACAGATGGCAGAATTGGACGGACGCATTACCCGTGTGCCTTACGATGCAACCAAACCCGTCCATGCGATATTCGATTTGGGTTGGAGTGACGCAACAGCCATATGGCTACTACAGTTTATTGGAATGGAAACAAGGATAATTCGGTACATAGAAAACAGCCAACAAACCATTAGTTGGTATTTGTCTCAATTACAAACATTCGGGTATGTATATGACACACTTTGGTTGCCTCATGACGCTGAGAACAAAACGTTGGCTGGAAATGGTCGCAGTATTGAAGAAATTGTCCGAGCTTCAGGCTACAAAACCCGTATAGTGCCAAGAGTGCCTGTTGTAGATTCAATCAATGCCGCCCGTACAATATTTTCAAATTGTTATTTTGATAGAGAAAATACGCATCAAGGGTTACAATGCCTCAGACATTATCGCTATGAGGTAGACCCTGAGACGGGAATGTTCAGCAAAACGCCTCTACACGATCAATACAGTCATGGTGCTGATGCCTTTAGGTATATTGGGCTGATGATAAACGAACCTAAAAAACCTATTAGACAAAAAGCAACGATGCAAATACCTACAAGTTGGATGGGATGATTATGGCAAGTACATACACAGCTGAAGAATTTGATGAGCGTATAACAGAAGCACAAGAATACCTTAGACTTGCTTCAGACGCTGATTCCAACAACCGTCAAGAGGCGCTTGAAGACCTCAAATTTGCCGCTGGAGACCAATGGCCTGTCGAGATTCAGAACAGTCGTACATTGGAAGCAAGACCTTGCCTGACAATTAACAAGATTGACCCCAACGTAAGGCAGATTACCAATCAAATTCGTCAGCAAAAACCCCGTATGAAATGTCATGGGATGAACAACGATTCAGACAAAAAGGTCGCAGACATTATTTCGGGGATATTTAGGCATATTGAAGTTCAATCGGATGCTGACCAGGCTTATGACAACGCAAACGATTTTCAAGTGCGTATGGGCTGGGGTTATTGGAGGATTGTTACCGATTACATCAGCGAAGATTCGTTTGACCAAGACATCTACATTAAGCAGATTACAAACCCTTTCACCGTTTACTTTGACCCAAATAGCGTAATGCCAGATGGTTCAGACTCTGAAAAGTGCATGATTACAGAGGTAATCTCGAAAGACGTATTTAAATCTATGTATCCTGGAGCGGCAACAGACGGAGCTGGGTTCAACACTAGGGGTACGGGCGATTCAAACCCTGATTGGGTGATGCGTGAGGATATTCGTATTGCTGAATACTTTTACACCAAGCGGGAACAAGTCAAATTGTTACTATTGGCTGATGGACAAAAGTTTTATGAAGACAAATTGCCTAAAGAATTAAAGCCTTACGTTGTCGATTCAAGAGAAACATTACGTAAAACAATTCATTGGTGCAAACTAACAGGAATGCAAATACTTGAGGAAGGCGTTTGGGCTGGTAAATACATCCCAATCATTCCTGTGTACGGTCAACAGCTGATAGTTGAGAACAAGCGCAAAAAGTACGGGCTAGTCAGAATGGCTAAAGACCCCCAGCGCATGTACAACTTTTGGACTACTGCGTTAACAGAATCAGTAGCACTTGCACCTAAAGCAAAATGGTTGCTTGCTGAAGGACAAGACGAAGGTCACACAGAAGAATGGGCAAACGCCAATATTAAAGCGTATCCAGTATTGCGCTACAAACAAAAAGATATTGACGGAATGCCCGCACCCCCGCCAATTCGTCAGCAACCTGAGCCACCGCCAACAGGTGTTATGGGTGCAATGGAGGTCATTAACAATGATCTGAAGAATGTTTTGGGCGTATTTGACCCAAATCAGCTACCAACAGGCAACATTTCAGGAAAAGCGTTACAAGGTCAGCAACAGCAGATCGACATGACGAATTTCCATTATTACGACAATTTCACAAGGTCGTTGCGCTGGACGGGTAAGGTAATATTGGATTTAATCCCCAAAATTTACGACAAAGAGCGTGTTGTACGCATCATTGGTGAAGACGGCAAACCCGATTTGGTTACGGTAAATCAAAGAGGTCAGGACGAAAATGGCATCGAAAAAGTGCTAAACGATGTCACCGTGGGTGAATATGACGTTGTGATGGATACTGGTCCAGGGTTCAACTCTAAACGCCAGGAAGGTGCGGAAATGATGATGGGTCTTTTCACGGCTGACCCCGCATTGCTTCAAACTGCTGGTGATTTGCTGTTCCGCAACATGGATTTTCCTGGGTCTGACATTATTGCAGACCGTCTTGCCGCCGCAAATCCGTTGGCTCAAATTGACGACAAGTCTAACGTGCCGCCTCAAGTACAAATGCAACTGGCGCAAAGTCAGCAGACAATTCAACAGCTACAACAGCAACTTCAGGTTATGCAAATGAACCTGAAATACGGTTTAAGCGTCAAACAAATGCAAGAACAGGCTGAAACTAGCAGAGAATTGATGCGTCAAACTAACAAAGCGCATGAAGTCGAAACAATGGCGCAAGTTAAAGTTGACGATCAAAACACACGTGCTACCACGGCTCAGAACAAAATTGAGATTGAAGCGTTCACGGATTTGCTGTTACATCACATGGATACAAGGCGTTTGGAACAAAAGCTCAAAATGGAAAACGAACAACAAGCAAAAAATGAAGAGAAAGCAAACAAAGATGTTGAGGCAAATCAACCTCAAAATACTTGACGCTTGAGTAATTTCGGGTTATATTGCCCTAAACCTTACTGGTGAGGCACACCAGCACAAAATCGGAGCTTGAGAAATCATGGCTGATAGAGAAGCAAGTAATGTAATCACCAGCGAAAATTCAGGTGAGTTTTATGCCAATAAACTTGGTTTAGCAACTGAAGCGCCTACTGAGGCTGTTGTCGAGAATACTCCAACAGAGCCAGTAGACACAAATCAGGCGAGTGAACCAAAGGCAGATGACGAGCCTAAAACGACAGAGGATGGAAAGCCTAACCCCAAAGTCAAAATGCGGTTCGATGAGGTAACTAAAGCCAGAGATATGGCACGTCAGGAAGCTGAACGTGAGCGTCAAAGGGCTAGTGATCTTGAGAAGCAGATTGAGGAACTGAAAAAAGCCAATAGTCCTACACAGACTTTTGACACAGACGCAGAACCTCAACCATCACAATTTGCAGATGCGTTTGAATACGCAAAAGCGCTGAGTGAATGGTCTGCTGAAAATGCTGTTAAGCAAATGAAACGGTCTGAAGCAGAGGCAAAAATTGCCGCTGAACGTGCAACAGTAATTGAAGCATGGCAAAAGCGACAAACTGAAGCTAAAGCTGAGATACCCGATTATGAAGATGTAATTTCATCCTCAGAATTGACGGTAAGTGACCAAGTAAGGGATGCGATCATTGAAAGTGATGTTGGACCAAGAATCTTATATCACCTTGCTGAAAACCCCGAAGTTGCTGAAGCATTGTCCAAGAAATCCGTAACAGCCGCATTGAGAGAAATTGGAAGATTGGAAGCACGGTTTGAACGTAAAGACGAACCCACAAAGCCTGTTGCAACGAAATCGAACGCACCCGCACCGATTAAACCATTGAAAGCAAGTTCAACCGTAGCTGATGTGAGAGTTGATTCAAACGGTCAATTTCACGGTACATATCAGCAATGGAAAGAATCACGCAGAGCTGGTAAGATCAAGTAACGGTAACAAACAATTTTTCATAGGAAATAATCATGTCAAATAATTTATTGACGATATCGAAAATCACCAATGAAGCACTTATGGTGCTAGAAAATGAGTTGACTTTTACGTCAGAGGTCGACAGAAATTACGATGACCAATTTGCGGTTGTCGGGGCAAAGATTGGTAATACTGTGAACGTCCGCAGACCTGGTCGTTTTATTGGTACTACTGGTCCAGCGCTTAATGTAGAAGACTTCAACGAAACAAGCGTACCTGTCACACTTTCCACGCAATTCCACGTAGACACTCAATTTACTACACAAGATCTTGCATTATCTTTAGATATGTTTAGTGATCGTGTATTGAAACCAGCTGTTGCCGCTATTGCTAACAAGATTGACAGAGACGGTTTAAATACTGCGTTGTACAACACAGCTAACATCGTTGGTGTTGCTGGTACGCCCCCAACAGGATTGATTACCTTCCTGACAGCGGGTGCTTATCTTGACGCTGAAGGCGCACCACGTGATGGCAGACGTTCTTGTATCATTGAACCCTTTACAAGCGCAACAATCGTTGACAGCTTAAAAGGTTTGTTCGTGCCACAAGAAGCGATTGGTGAGCAATACCGCAAGGGGCTAATGGGCAGGGACAGCGCAGGGGTTAATTGGAAATTAGACCAAAACGTTGTGTCACAAACCTTTGGTTCATACTCAGGCGTTTCACTTCAAACTAACACAACAACCTTTACTGGTTCGTTGACAAGTGGCTGGTCACAATTCTCCACAATCACAATCAACACAGCGTCTAGCACAGCTACATTGAACGCTGGTGACGTGATTCAGATTGCTGGTGTATATGCGACTAACCCACAAAACCGTCAAGCATACGGCTCAGGCAAATTACGTAACTTTGTTGTTATGAGTACAACTTCTGTTGGTACTGGCGGTGCTTCCGTTCAGGTTTCTCCAGCGATTATTACTGGCGGTCAATTCCAAAACAGTATCATCATTGGTTCAACTTCCACAACAGCGGCAGTTACTCCATTCAACAACACAGGCACATTAAGTCCACAAAACATAATGATGCACCGCAATGCGTTCACGCTTGCAGTAGCTGACCTTGAGTTGCCTGAAGGTGTACATTTCGCTGGTCGTGCTAGTGATAAAGAAGTCGGTTTGTCAATGCGTGTAGTACGTCAGTACACAATTAACAACGATTCAATCCCAACACGTCTTGATGTGCTGTATGGATGGGCACCACTCTACCCTGAGTTGTCTTGCCGTATTGCCGCTTAATCAACCTAAAGGAAATACAAAATGAGTAATCCAGGACCAGCAACCACAGTATCGGCTCACCCAAGTAACGTCACAACGAACCAAGCGTTGCGTCTTATCGGTGTAGCCAAAGGCGTTAACCTTAATGCTGTAGCATTTACGCCAGTACCAGTTGTTAACTCAACTGCTTATTTGCCAAAAGAAATGATTGTTACCAACGTGAATAACGCTGGTGCGGTTGTGGCTTTGTCAACAACAACAGCTTTAGGTATCACAACTACAAACGCTGGTTCACCATCCAGTTTGTTTGGAGCTTTGACAACTGCTCAAATTGCGGCTCTTTCAACATCCGTGTTGGGAACTGCTTATGTTGATTCAAGTTCAACCAGCTTGTCTTATCAAAACCAAACTCTATACGTTGATGTAACAACTGCGTCAGGCGCAACTGGTACAGGTGATGTATATGTGTATGGTTACGATTTCAGCTAATCGGGGCTGATTCCATAGGAGAAGTCACCCCCAAAAAGGGTGGCTTTTTTTACATTTAACAGTACAATTTAATCGTTTTTCAAAGGAAAAATCATGTCATCTACAACCGTTGCCCGTGGTAATGCTCACGAGACTTTTTACATTGCCCCAAACATCACCCCAGCTTCATTAACAACATCGTCTGTTAGTTCACTTCAAACTTTCCCTATTGCTGGTTTGCAAACAACTGATATTGTGTCTTTTCAACAATATCAAGGTAACCAAACTTCCAACATTGCAATAACAAATGTTGATGTTGCTACAGCTGGTGTTTTGACTGTTCAATTTCAAAATATTTCAGGTGCGGCAACTGCTATTCAACCAGCCGCAGGGGTTTATCAATTTCAAGTTGTTCGTGTTGAAGGTTATCCACAAGCTACTAATGGAGCTTAATTATGGCAAACACAAGCGTATTTAGACCAGTCGGTTTATCTTATGCTGTTGCTGTTTCAACAACCGCATCAACTGCTTTGACCGTAACCCCAGCGGGTAACGATCAGATCAATTATTGCGGTTTTTTAAATACGTCTGCTAACCCTATTGCTTTGACAATAGCAGAAGCAAATGCTTTAAATTCGTTGACTGCTCCAGCCGCAGTACTTCCAACAGCTGGAAGCCCTACTAACACGGTAATTTTAGGCGTTGCTATGACTTCACCAATGGTAATTGCAGTACCTCCCAACGGGTTCTCAATGTCAGCCATTACAAGCACAGGCACAACAACGCTTTACATTACCCCAATGGCAGACCAATCATGACCAATCAAGTAGCAAATACAAATACCCCCAACACGGTACTTTTGAACACGTTTGCTTCACAACCAGTTATTGCAAGCGGTTTTGGTACTGCGCCAACAATCAAAGGCGCTACGCCAAATTGTTTTGCTGTAACAGTTGGAAGCGGTGGTGCGGCAAACGGCACGATTACATTGCCAACAGCGCCAAATGGTTGGATGTGTATTGCAAACGATGTTACAAATGGTTCTGCTTTGTTTTTACAACAGACTGCTAGTAGCACTACATCAGTAACTGTAACGGGTTATGGAATTACTACTGGACTAGCGGCAAATATGTCTGCTGGTGATGTGATTGTTATGACTTGTATTCCATACTGATGTCAAATCAAACCGCAGTCACCGTCACAACGAATATTGTCCCTGTACAGGCAATATTTGATGTAAATGGCGTTTGCGTTGGATTAGTTGGACCAGGGGGGGAGTTTTTCTCTCCCCCACTTAGTTCAGACGTTATCAATCAAGCAACGATTACAAACAGCACAATCAATAGTACTGCTATTGGTGCGACAAGCGCTAGTACGGGCACTTTTACGACAATGACGACCAATAACGCTCAAATCACGGGCGGGTCAATCACAGGCGTAAGTATTACGATTACAGCGTTAAATAATACGCCAGTTGGCAATATAACGCCATCTACGGGTGCGTTTACTACTCTTTCAGCCACAACTACAACTACAACAAATTTGGCTGTTACTGGTATAACTGGATTGCTTTACGCAAACGCAACTTCAAACGCAACTGCGGCTACAGCAAATCAAATTGTTAGCGTTATAGGTAATACATATGTTACAAACGCAACAAACGCAACAAACGCAACAAATACAACCAACATCATTGGTGGTTCTGCTGGAGCTGTTCCTTATCAATCTGCAACAGGCGTAACAGCTTTTGCTACGGGTACTGGCGTATTGGTAGGCGGTACAACACCAACATTTACAACAACGCCCACAATAACGGGCACAAATATTTCAGGAACAGCATCATCGCTGTCTATTGGTGGTAATGCCGCAACAGCAACTTCTTCAACTAATTTGGCAGGGGGTTCCACATATGCTTTCCCTTATCAAACATCTTCAGGCGCAACTGCTTTCTTATCTGCGGGCACTTCGGGACAAATTTTACAAACGCTAGGAACTGGAGCAATTCCAGCTTGGGTTAGTCAATCTACCCTTTCAGTTGGGTCTGCTTCAAACATCGTAGGCGGTGCGGCTGGGGAAATTCCTTATCAAACCGCAACTGGTGCAACAGGGTTTACCGCAGTTGGGTCTGCGTCTCAACTTTTGCAATCAAACGGTACTTCAGCCCCAAATTGGGTGTCAGCAAACACTTTATCGGTGTCGAGTGCAACGAATTTAAGCGGGGGTGGAGCTGGGTACATTCCGTATCAATCTGCGTCAGGAAGCACGTTATTTTTGTCCGCTGGAACATCTGGATATGTTTTGCAATCAAACGGCACAAGCGCCCCCAGCTGGGTGTTGCCAACTGCTTATGCAACCATAACTGACGATACAACTTCAACGGGCACAAGATACCCTTTGTTTGCCAATCAAACAAGTGGTAACGTAGCAACTGAATACACAAGTTCAACAAAACTACAATATCAACCTTCAACGGGTACTTTGACTGCGACTGTTTTCAGCGGGTCATTAGCGGCATCAAATTTAACTGGCACAACATTGCCCAGTACTATTGTTACAAGCAGTTTGACAACTGTTGGCACAATTGGAACGGGAACATGGCAAGGAACTATTGTTGCTACGACTTATGGTGGGACAGGAACGTCTCACGGTGTAAATGGGGGTACATTCTGATGTTTAATTGGAAAATACTTGAAGTTCATTCAGAAAACGAAACAATTACGCAAGTGCGTTATTTTGTTTCTGTGAATGACGGAACAAATATTGTTGCAACAGAAGGATGGTTGCCAATAAAAGAACGCACACCAAAACCCGATTTCAACAGTATTCAACATGAGACAGTATGTTCTTGGGCTAGAGAAGATTCAACTCAAAATGGTGTAAATGCCATAGAATCTAGGTTACAAGAGCAATTAGATGCTTTGAATAAAAACGTCAATACAAAAGCACCTTGGTCTCCACCTGAAACTTTTAAAGTGAGCGTGTAATGGCACAAACAGGGTATACCCCAATACAACATTATTATTCAATTACAGGCGGTAATACTCCTACAACTGGTAATTTGACTTTAGGTGAAATAGCTATCAATGTAGCAGATCAAAAAGTCTATATGTTGAATTCAGCAAGTAATGCTATTGTTACTCTTGTTGGTACGTTAGGCAATCAAAATTCTAATAGCGTATCCATTACAGGCGGTTCAATAAACGGAACTACCATAGGCGCATCAACAGCATCTACTGGAGCGTTTACTACTATTTCTGCTTCAGGCGTGATTACGTCTACGGTTTCAACAGGAACAGCGCCATTTACAGTAGCCTCAACTACACAAGTAGCTAATTTAAATTCTGCAACAGCTGGTACAGCTACAAACGCAACCAATGTAGCAACAACAGACAATACTTCTAGTTCATCTACTTATTACCCAACTTTAGTTAGTGCAACCAGTGGTAATAATCCAATTACAACATCTAGTACTAAACTTAGTTTTGTACCTAGTACAGGGGTTTTGAGTACAACTGGACATAATTTAAGTGGTTTAACTGCCTCAAGTGCTGTTGCTACTGATGCAAGCAAAAACCTTGTTAGTGTTACAAATACTGGAACTGGTAATAATGTATTAGCTACTTCTCCAACATTGGTCACACCAGCTTTAGGAACTCCATCTTCTGTTAATTTAAGCAATGCAACTTCTCTTGCAGTAGCCGCTTTGCCTACAGGGTCTGTAATTCAAGTTGTACAGGCAACATTAACAAGTCTTTTTTCAACAACTGCGGCATCTTTTACATCTACTGGATTAACAGCTTCAATTACACCTCAATTTTCTACAAGTAAAATTCTTGTTTTAATTTCTACTTATGGATTGGCTTTAGTAGCAAATGGACAAGCCAGTTACACAATTTATAGAAATTCAACAAATTTAGCATCTGGTAGTGGGTTGAATCAATCTTTTAGTGAATTAAATGCAAATTTGAGTCCTTCTCAAGCATCTTTGGCAATTAGTTATTTAGATTCACCATCAACAACATCTTCAACAACATATACTTTATATGCCGCGGCAATAACTTCTGGTGATGCAGTATATATAAACAATGCGAGTGGCACAGCAGTAATCATATTAATGGAGATTAGATAATGCAACCCACAATACATGATGCGGTCAGATCAGTATATTCAAACGTAGTAACTATTTATGGTAATGACGTTAGTTCTTTAACTTGTTTAGATGTTAATGATGCTGAAGTAATAATTGTTCCTGCAACAGTAGAAACAAAATTAACTGAATTACAAACTAACTATACTGCACAACAAATAGCAACTGCTAATGCTAAAGCATCTGCACTAGCTAAGTTAACTGCACTTGGTCTAACAGCAGATGAAATAAATTCAATAACAACATAATAAGGATATAAAAAAATGTCTTTGACTAAAGTTTCATATTCAATGATAACTGGGGCTTACGCAAATGTGCTTGATTTTGGCGCTGTTGGTGATGGTTCAAATAATGATGCTAGTGCAATTAATAGTGCAATTTCTTATGTAAATTCTCAAAATGGTGGCACAGTTTATTTTCCAACTGGAAAATACAACATTGGTTCTACACAACTAACTATTTATCCAAGCATTCGATTAGTTGGAGCCGCAACAAGTGGCGGTGGTCAAACTGGAAATCCAGGAGCTACTATTTTATATAGTGGAACTGGTGTTTCTGGCGCACCTTTGTATGCAATAAAAGGAACAAATTTAACTAATACTTGTATTGAAAACATCACATTAAATGGTGCTGGTAACGCATATACAAATGGAATTTATTTACAAGGTGCTTGGCTTTGTACTATTAAAAATGTAAAAGTTGGTGGTTTTATTGCTGTAAATGGATTTGGAATATTAATTGATACTCATCAAGGTGCATTTGGCGCACAACATAATTACATTGAAAAATCAGAATGTTCAGATGGTATTGTTGCATTTATTGGAACAAGTGGGGCAGATGAAGTAACTACAACTGTAGTTAATACTTTTAGAGGTTATATGTATCAAGCATATAACTGCCAAGTTACATTTATAAATGCCACGGCTGAAGGATTTCCAAGTATTGGTTTTGATTTTCAATACACTAATCAAAGCGTAATGATTAATTGTGATTTAGAAGGAAGTGGAACTACTGCAATAAGTATTGCAAGCGCATCTTCTGTAATGGCTTTTGGGAATACATTTGCAGGATTTACAGGTACAAATAAATATGTTGGAAATTTATCTTCATATACAACTTATGGTGGTGGACTCCAAATTACTAAAGAAGGGTTATCTTCTGGTAACAATTTTCCTTTTTTAACTTTTGGAAATTTAGCAGATTCAAATTATGTAGGTTATGGTGCTACATTGAATAGTTCAACTGGTGGCTCACAAGATGGAAGTCCGTTAATTCAAAGGTCAATTAGTGGTACTGTTACACCAGTATGGGAATTTAAAAACGGTTTAAGAATTGAATATTCTAAAACAATAGCTACAACTGCAACATCATTTTTTACATTAAACACAAACTCAACCAATGGCGGTTCAATTAAAGTTACTGCTATTGGAGCAGACACAAGTGGTAATTCATTTTCAGTTTATAAAGAAGCGGTGTATTCTAATAATTTTGGAACTATGTTAATTTCAACTGGAAACGCATTAACAACAACTGGAACGACTGATTCTTTCACATTTACTTCTTCAGGTTCTTCATTAATTATTCAATTTGCTGTTGCTGGATCATCTGTGTCAACTGGAGTTAATTTTGTAATACAAGTTGATGGTACTTTTACTAACTATGTATTAAATTAAACAAGGATAAAAAATGACTGTATATTTATCATCTTTTGCTGGTGCTGGAGCACAATTTTTTGATAATAATGGTGTTCCTTTGGCTGGAGGATTTATTTATACTTATTTGGCAGGCACAACAACTCCACAAGCAACTTACACTTCAAATAGTGGGTCAATAGCTCAAGCAAATCCTATTGTTTTAGATTCTAGTGGTAGAGTTCCTAGCGGAGAAATTTGGTTAAATCAACTTGTATTGTATAAATTTGTACTTCAAACATCTGCTGGAGTAACAATAGGTACTTATGACAATATAAGTAGTATTGCAGGGTCAATTCCAGTAATTTCAGATTTTACAGGCACAGGAAGCCAAACAACCTTTACACTTTCATTATTACCAGTAGGATTAAATACAACTAATGTTTTTATAAATGGTGTCTATCAAAATAAAAATTCATATTCTATTTCTGGCACAACATTAACATTTACTCAAGCCCCGCCTGTTACTTCTTTAATTGAAGTAAGTTATGCTTAAAGGTTAAAAATGACTACACCAAATGATATTATTAGCAGAGCATTAAAAGACATTGGCGCATTGGAGGCTGGAGAAGTCCCAACAGCTGATGCGGCACAAGACGCTTTTAATATGTTATTAAACATGCTTGACCAATGGTCAAATGAAGAAATGATGGTGTACTATCAGTCTGAAATAATTTGGACTCTTACGTCAGGTCAAACTCAATACACTATTGGACCAGGAGGAGAAATAGGTGCTGTGTTTACTGGTTCTATATCAGGAACAACTTTAACTGTTACTTCAATCACTTCAGGGGCAATAAACCTGAATCAGACAATCAGCGGTACAGGTATAACAAATGGCACTAAGATTGTTGCTTTTGGTAGTGGAGCTGGGGGAAATATCAATGAAGCGGGAACATACCAACTCAATGTAAATTACCCAACAGGAGTGTCTTCAACAACAATCAACGCTTTTTATCCACGTCCATTAGCAATCAATTCGGGGTTTGTACGTATAGCTACCAATAGCAACGGTTATCCGATTGTGAATGGCGGTTTAGATTATCCTTTGACTGTTTTAGACTATGACAGCTATCAATTGATTGGTCTAAAAACGCTAAATGGACCATGGCCCAAAGCATTTTATTATCAGCCAACAGAAATTTTAGGTAACATTTTCGTATGGCCTAATCCAGCCCAAGGCGAAATGCATCTTTTTGCCGATACTTTGTTTTCTCAATATACCAATTTAACAGATACGATTACATTGCCACAAGGCTATAACATGGCTCTTGAATGGTGTTTGGCTGAATATTTAATGCCTTCATATGGCAAGGCTTCTCCAACACAAATACAAATGATTCAACAATTTGCGGCAAAAGGCAAATCTACGGTCAAACGTACAAATATGAAACCACCCAAAGTGTCTAGATATGATGAAGTCATTACTACATCACGTTCCAAAGATGCTGGGTGGATTTTGTCAGGCGGTTTCTTTAGATAAAGGAAAAGATATGATTTATTTATTTATTGTCTTTTGTTTGCTCCAATGTGCTGATATTTACACAACTTGGAAAGCCTTGTTTACAAATGTTGGACATGAGGCTAATCCAATTATGGCTTGGTTGTTTTCTGAAGTTGGATTAAAAGCAGGATTGGTGATTGCCAAAGTTATGATTTGTGCAATTATTTATTATTTTGTTACTCAAGATTGGTTATTAGCAATATTAGATATTGCTTATGCTGAGATTATTTGGAACAACTTTAAAGTATTAAAAAATGGCTGATTTTGGCTTTGTTGGTCCATCATATGAAGCGCCTAGTATTTACCAGGATGCTCAAGAATGTATCAATTTTTATCCTGAAATAGACCCTCTTAAACAACCAGGTGTAAGAGGTGTTGTTGCGCTATATCCAACTCCAGGTTTAACGCAAATTATTCAACCTGAAATTGGTCCAGTAAGGGCTATGAGGAATTTATCGGGTAATTCAATACTTTTGGTTGTAATAAATGCTTCTGTGTATAAAGTAACAACATCTTACACATACACGTTAATTGGCAATCTTAGAACTAGTACAGGTTTTGTATCTATATCAGACAATATTACTTCTAATAACGGTTTAACAGCATATATTGTAGATGGTCCAAATCGTTACACATGGATTGCCAAAAGTAATACGTTTGAAATTTTGCCGTCAACTGATGGACCATGGCAAGGCGCTTCAGTTGTAGACGTTTGCGACAATTACAACATTTATAACAACGTAGGAACTCAAAATTGGGCTTGTACAGACCTTGGATCAAGTTTATCGACAAATGCTTATTACGGTACAAAAGATGCCGCACCTGACCCTATTGTTACTTTAATTGCAAATCACAGACAAGTTTATTTACTAGGTCAACAAACAACTGAAGTTTGGGTTGATGTTGGAAATGTCGTAACAGGTATTATTTCATTTCCATTCCAGCGTATTCAAGGAACAATGATGCAACACGGTTGTGCGGCTATCGGTTCTGTTGCTCAATTTTCTGAAATGTTTATGTTCGTATCTAAAGACAACAGAGGTCAAGGAATTATTGGGGTTGTACAAGGATACACTTTTACAAGAATTTCTACTCACGCTGTTGAACAAACGTTATTGAATCAAACCATATCAGATGCTATTGCTTATACATATCAACTTGAAGGTCATGAATTTTATGTTGTAAATTTTCCTTCAGTCAATATAACTTGGGTTTATGATCTTGCTAGTCAAATGTGGCACAAATGGTTATCTTGGGATGGCACTCAATTTAATAGACATCGTTCTAATTGTGGTGCGTTTTTCAATAATTCTTATTTGGTGGGAGATTATGCTAACGGAATAATTTATTCTTTAGACAACAACAATTACACAGAAAACGGTTCAACTATTCGCAGAATCAGACGTGCGCCTCACATTACAAGCGATTTACAAAGACAATATTTTTCTGAGCTTCAAATTCAATTTCAGCCTGGAGTTGGTTTGGAAACAGGACAAGGTAAAAACCCACAAGCTATGTTGCGCTGGAGTAATGATGGTGGATCAACGTACTCTAACGAACATTGGGTAAGTATTGGGGCTGTTGGTAAATACAAAAACCGTGCTATTTGGAGACGTTTAGGTTGGTCAAGAGACAGAATTTTTGAAGTTGCAATAACAGACCCTGTTAAAGCAGTTATTGTTTCAGCAAATTTAAAAGCTGAAGTTGGGGAAAATTGATGGCAACACAACCAAATTCCAACATCAACATTCCACAAGGACAATTTCTTGATCAAACAACTGGAAGACCGTCTTTACCTTGGCTGTTGTGGTTACAAAATCCTAGTTTTATTCAAACTACAACTGGTCAACAAACAATAAACGGAAACGAATATATAAATGGCACTTTAAACGCAATAGGCGGCATCTCTGGAGGTGTATTTTGATGGAGCTTGTACTTACCCCCAGTAGCGAATTATCGTTTGATTCCGATGATTCTAAGCATCAATATGAAGTTTTGGAACAGTTAGCCAAAGTCCCAAACCGTCAAGAGATTGAACAATTACAGACTGAAATTGCGAAAATGGAACAACCAGTATTTGATACTGAACATTATTTCAGCGGTGGTATGTATTGCCGAAAATTGCCAAGAAAAGCTGGAACGTTGATTGTCGGGAAAGTACACAAAAAAGAACATTTTTTTATGTGTGCCAAAGGAGAGATTATTGCTTGGACAGAAAAAGGGATGCGTAAACTGAGTGCGGGCGATATAATTGAATGCAAAACAGGCACTAAACGTGTTACTTTAGCATTAACAGATGCCATTGGAATTACGGTACACATTACCGATAAAACCAATATTGATGAAATTGAAACAGACCTGGTTGAGCCTGATGAGTTGTCAATGTATGCCCCAGGAAACGTCTTGAAAACAAAAGTTTTAGGGAGTTAGTATGTCATTTATAACTGCGGCGGCAATCGTTGGAGGCACTTCATTAGCAGGCGCTTACATAGCAAGTCAAGCGTCAAAAAGTGCGGCTAGTACTGTTGCAAATTCAACTGCGGCTGGTCAGGAACAAATGCAAGCTAATTTGCAAGCATTGTCTCCAAATTACACGCCATATTTGCAAACTGGTGTAACAGGATTAGCTAATTTGAATGCGGCTATGCCGTCTTTGACACAAGCACCAGCACAATATAAACCTTTTACAGCACAAGATTTAAACGCTAATTTAGCGCCAAATTATCAGTTTATGTTACAGCAAGGTCTTGGAGCGCAGTCTCAAGCCATGAATGTAGGTGGGGGTGGTTCTAACATAAACACAGCTAATACAAAATTTGCTGAAGATTACGCTAGTAATGCATATCAAAATGCGTTAAACAATTACATGACACAGCAACAACAAGGGTTTAATCAACAGCAAACGTCTCAATCCAACATATTCAATAGACTTGCTTCTGTTGCTCAGATTGGTCAAAATGCTGTTAGCGGTCTTAGCAATTTGGCTACTGGTACGGCTACAAACGTTGCCCAGCTAGGAGTTGGTGGCGCACAAGCTACTGCGGCTGGTATTACAGGCTCGGCAAACGCAATTTCAAGCGGCATTCAAGGTGCTGGACAGGCTTACTCTAATGCTGTTACGTTACCCGCTATTTTGAACGCAATAGGATAAATTATGGCATCTTTTAATTTTGATACTTCAGCGATACAAGCCAAACCACCACAAGTTGAGCAAATGAAACTCAGCGATATGCTGAACATGGCTTCAAAAGGGTATGAGCTAAAGAAAATGAAAGAGCTGTACCCAGCTATGATTGAAAAAGCTAAAGCTGAATCTGAATCGGCTCAATCTAGCGCTTTAATGAAAGATATTGAAGCATCACAAGCAACAATTCGCAACAAAGAACAAATAAAGCTCAATGCGTTCATGCAAGACCCAAAAAATTACATGGACGAAAATGGCGACATAGATTTGACTAAAGCCAACAAAGCTATACCAATTATTGCGCCAATGACAGGAACAGATCATTTAAGTAAATTGTCTACACTTGCTCAAAACAATACTCTTGCTAAAGACGCTAAACTTAAATTTAGTCAAAACGAAAGAGAAATTGTTGCGTCTACTTATGGCGCATTGGGGCGTGCTAACGTAACAGACCCAAAAGAATATGCTAGTGCTTTAGACAATTTAGTTAAAGCATTTCCCGATAGTCCTTCAATGAAACAATACGCTGATGCGGCTAAAGGTAATTTGATGATGGTTGGAGATCATTCAAAATTACCCGCTGTTGCTATTGGTACGGCTAATCAGTTGCTTACATTGCCACAACAACAAACAGCATTTACTCCTACAACAAATGTTGCCACAGTTGGCGGTCAACAAGTGCCCGTCACAACAACACCTTCTGCTACTGGGGGCGCACCTCAAGTTAATGTTGGTCAATTTGGAGGAACAACACCACAAACAAAACCACCAGCTAGTGCGCCTGGAATGCCTAAAATTGTTAACGAAGACCCAAATCTTACATATAGTGGACCAGCACAACCGTTACAACTCAATCCAGTTCAAGAAGGTTTATTCAAAGCTGGTCAAGAAAACTTTAACAAATTACCCGCACTTCAACAACAGGCTCAAGAAGCTAAAGAATACGTGCGAGGCGCAACGAACGCTATTGATGCGGCTAAAGGTAGTACCCTTACTCAAAAACTGCAAGCGGGTGGCAAATATGTGTTTGAAAACCCAGAATTAGATCGTTTAACTAAAAACTTGGCTGGTGTGCTTGTTTCTAATGCAAACACAATGGGCTTGAATCGGTCTGATGCTTCTTTTGCCGATGCTGAAAAACTAAGCGGTAGTGCCAAAATATCGAATGAAGCACTTAAAGACATATTGCAAAGGGCGGATGCTCAAGCAAGTGCGGCTGATAAGTATGCTACTGCTGTTAAAAATTACCGTGAAAAGCGTGGCGAAATCAATGCTAGTATTCATGAAGGAAGATTCAAATCAGCATGGTCTAATGCTTATGATTCAAAAATATTCCAAATGGATAACATTGCAAATTCTAATTTGCCTGATGAAGAAAAAACAGCACGCATACAAGATTTGACTAAAAATATGTCGCCAAGCGCATACACAAAATTTGTAAATGATGCTAAAGTAATTCATCGTCTTGAGCAAGGAAAATACCAATGACAGACGTAGCTGATGATGTAGACGTACCTGGTCTCAAGTATTTGAAGCCTGTCGCACCTACTGCGTCAGCTACAACTGCTCCAGCTACTGAAGCGCCCCCCATCAATTCTGATTTACAAGATCGTATTTCAAGGCTTAATGACGAATGGAAAACACGCAAAGACCTTAACCCAAAAGGTTTGGATTTGCCAATCACAAGCAAATCACGCACATACGATCAAGAAAAAAAATTATATGATGCTTGGATTGCTAGTGGTAAAAAAGGTAATTTAGTCGCATTTCCTGGTACTAGCAAACACGAAAGCGGAGATGCTTTTGATCTTTTGCCAACTGTTCCTGACGAATTGTTAAGCAAATACGATTTGCACAGACCTTTTGGAGCAAAAGACCCCGTACATGTTGAATTAAAACCTGGTACTGTCACGGCTCAAGCTGATGACATAGATGTGCCTGGACTTAAATATTTAACGCCTCCTAGCACGGTTACAGCACAAAAAACAGCCAAAACAACCCCGTCAATTACTTTGCCAACAACGCAAGAATTGAAAAAAACTGCTGGTGAAACAATATACAACCCTGAATGGTGGGCTAAAGACATTGCGGCAAAAGCTGACGTTGCTTATGGCGGTCTATTGGGCGCTGGACAATTTGTTGCTACACCATTTGCTAAAGCGGCAGATTATTTGACTAATTCTACGGCTGGTACAGACGTATTGAATCGTGTAGCGGATTTTGCTAGTCATCCTGTTGGTAAAGCAATGGGCATCACTAATGACCCCGTATATCAAAAAGAAGTTGCTACAAAAATATTGGGTACGATTGCTCAATATGCTGACAAACCAATCTCATACATAGCTGAACAAACAGGATTACCCAAAGACGAAGTATCTTGGTATGCACAAGCGGCTGGTATCAAATTAGCACCAGTTGTCGGAAAAGCTGTTGCTGAAGGCGCTGGTAAAGTAAAAACTGCGGCTATTGAGGGCGCTGAAAATGTTGGCAAAGCTAAAGAACAAGTACAACAACAGTTTAAAACGCTAAAAGAAACAATGAAGCCTGAAGCAAACCCAAATTTGCGTAGCATTGGTGCGGCTGAAGCTGATAAGGTTTCTGTGCGTAAAGCTAATGCTCAAGATTTGTGGGAGCCAATGGACTTAGAAAGAAGTCAGCTGACCAGGGATTTTGGCGATGTAAATTGGGCAAGGGAACACGCAAAAGACCCTGTTGCTGGAAAATTGTTTCGTGATTTGTACGCAGATCAAAACGCTAAAGTTGCTACCAATTTCCAAAAAGCTATTAACAATACGGGCGCTGAATTAACAGGCGTTGAGCGTTCTGAACTTGGTCAAAAAATAAACGATGTTGTTGACACATACAAAAAAGATCGTTATCAAAAAGTTAGTGAAGCCTATAATGCGGCAGATAAAGCTGGTGAAACACTTGAACAAGTTTCATATAAACCTTTGCTTGATTACATCAACAATAAACGTCCAACCGTAAAAAAACAAAATCCTATTCTCAGTACGATTGAAGAAGAATTGGCACACAATGACCCAATTCAAATAAGAGAAGTACTAGACAAAGAAGGAAAAAAAGTACAAGAAGAATATCAAAATGGCACAATCAATTTGCGTCAATTCGAGGATATTCGTAAACTAATTGCTGAAGAAACAGAACAAGGCACATCTAACGGTTTTCATGGCAATCAATTGCGTAAAACCATAGACCAATTGACAGCCAACAAAGGCGGCGAATTATACAAAACAGCACGTAAACTCAACACAGATTACATGACTGAGTTTGAAGACACGCCTACTGTTAAAAACATTACAGCACTCAAAAAAGGCACGGTTGACAGGGTTGTTCCATTAGAACAATTACCCGAAAAATTGTTACTCAGCGCTACAAAAGATCAAGTACAACAAGTGTTTAACACTTTAACTAAAGCTGGACCAGAAGGTCAGCAAATGATAAATGAGCTAAAAGGGGTTTTGGGCGAACATTTGCGTGACCAAACATTCCAAGGCGTTAACAGAGACGTACATGGAAATTATGTACCATCTGCGCCTAAACTTAATGCCGCATTGGAAAAGTTAGACAAAAGCGGAAAATTGGATTTGGTGTTTGGTAAAAAAGATGCTGAACGTTTTAGAACGCTTAATGAAGTTGTACAGGATATTCGTACAGTACCTGAAGGTTCAGTTAACTATTCGGGTACTGCATCTAACCTTAAAACAATGTTGGCTGATATAGCGGGTTCATACGCTTTAACAGGCGTACCAGCACCATTAATTATGGGCGCAAAATATACTGCAAATCAATTTAAAACGCTTAGAGACGTCAATAGGGTCAAAGACTTTATTGATTTTGGAAAAACAAAATAATGGAATGGCAACAACTCATCAACATTGGTGCCTCAACACTGCTAATGGCTCTTGGCTGGTGGTGTCGTCAAATTTGGGATTCAGTACAGGCTCTCAAAAAAGACGTTCAAAAAATTGAAGTTGATTTGCCCACAAATTACGTCAGAAAAGTCGACATTGAACAAAGATTTGACCGTTTGGAAAACATCTTAGACAAGATATTTGACAAGTTAGACAACAAAGCTGACAAATGAGGTGTTTGAATTGACCCGTTTACGCTTATTGCCGCCGCAAGTACGGCTCTCAAACTCGTTAAACAGGGTTGCGAAATGTTCCGTGAGGGTCAAGCGTATGTCAAGGACGTTGTCAAGACGGCTAAAGAAGTACAAGCAATCGGTAATGAAGTTTTGGGGTTTTGGGGTGAAATAAAAGCTATTTTCGGTTTCAAAACAAAAATAACCGAGAAAATTGCAGAAAAACCGCAAAAAACAGATTTAAAACAGTCTAAACGCAAACAAGAATTCGATGCTAATGCTGTTTATTCACAAATTGGGAAAAACATAACGGATTTTTTCAAAGCATACAACGCATTAAAAGATCATATTGCAGAGGAGGAAGAAAAGTCCAAAACTGTGTATGACCCAACAGGAGATCAAACTGAAAAAGCTGTTCAACGTGTGTTAGCGCTAAGTCAGATGGAAACAATGCAAGTAGAACTAAGGGAGTATATGGTGTATCACGTTCCACCAGAACTCAAAGATTTGTACACTCGCATCAATCAGATGATTGGTACTATTCAAAACGAACAGGCGTTGGCTAGACAAGCTCAATTCAAAAAACGGAGACAAATTGAAGCTGAACAAAGAGAGGTTGCTGACAAAATTTGGTTTAGAACGGCATCAACCATTGCGGTAATTTTTGTTTCAATTTACATTATGAGCTTTATGTGGGCACTAAAACAAATGACTGGGGATATGTAATTGTTATTATTTGTTTAGCATTTTTGTTTGTGTTGATATTGCCTGTAATCGGTTTTATGTACATGGACATTAGACAAGAACGAATAATGATTGCATATGATTTGAAAAGAATTGAAAAGTTAAAAAAAGAGCTAGAAAAGCAAAAAGAAACAACAAAGGAGTAAATATGGATTGGTTAAAAGCAATAGCACCTACCATCGCAACAGCTTTGGGTGGACCATTAGGTGGGTTAGCGTATGAAGCAGTCTCTAAAGTGCTTGGAGTGTCTCAGGATGACGCTAAAAAGATGTTAGATGACGGCAAATTGACTGCTGACCAAATAGCGTCAGTCCAGCAAGCTGAAATTGCCCTGAAAGCCAAAGCACAAGAGTTGAATTTGGATTTTGAAAAATTAGCAGTAGAAGACCGTTCAAGCGCTAGAACGATGCAAACTGCAACACATAGTTGGATACCCCCATTTTTAGCATTTGGTATCACAATTGGATTTTTTGGTATTCTTTATGCGCTAATGACGGACAAAGTAACCAAATCAGACGAATTGATGATTATGTTGGGTTCGTTATCAACAGCTTGGACAGGCGTAATAGCGTTTTATTTTGGCAGTTCAGCTGGTAGCCAAGCTAAAGACCAAATGTTACATCAATCAAAATTTGCGAAATTAAAATGATAAATTCAAGATCACTAGATGAACTTTTGCCTGAAGTCAAAAAACGTGTTGAAACATTTATACAATTATGTAAAGACAATAACATTGATTTATTGGTTACTTCTACATATCGTGATAACGAAAGTCAGGAGAAATTGTATGCACAAGGACGAACAGAACCAGGACGAATTGTTACAAACGCTAAAAGCGGTGATTCTTTCCATAATTATCACTGTGCTGTTGACGTTGTTCCTCTCATTTCTGGGAAGCCTGATTGGGACGGAACTCATCCAATATGGCAAACAGTAGGACAGCTGGGGAAACAAGCTGGATTAGATTGGGCTGGTGAATGGCATTCTTTCAAAGAATTGGCTCACTTCCAATACACAGGCGGTTTAACCATCGCTGAACTCAAATCAGGTCAAACAATAGCATAAGGAAATATCATGGCAACAAATTTTAAAATCAGCGGCAAAGAACACAAATCACCAAAATCACACTATGTTGTTTTGCGTGAACATGAAAAAGCAAATGAAAACGAAATTCACAGACTTGCGGACAAATTAAAAAAGCACGAAAGTTTACCCGCAGATAAAGCACATCCTAGGGATCAATCTAGTGCACCTCTGCCCAATATGCGTTAGTTTTCAGACCAACCCCCAGCCCAGCAAATAAAAATTGCACCCGCAATGATCGAGAGCATTCCCAACAGAAAACCGATCAATAAAAATAAAATGGTATCAATCATTTTGGGTGTCCTTTTTTTTAGACATAGGTTCTCCTAGGGTGGATAGTACCAACCAGCTCCATCTACCAGTATTAGTAGACTAAGTGCGCATAACGGATTTATTCATCTTATACACGATACCTAGTTTTCCACCTAAGTTATATCGTGCTTTACCAGTACCTAAATCAAGTCTGGTCACTAAATCAGGGGTGTAGCTGATTAGCGGTGTTTTCTCCCAAGCAATCCATTCAGATTCTCTTCTCCGTGTGGGGTACGGATGCGTCACAAAATAAAAAAGCCACTTAAAAAAGTACCTTGGTCGCACCCTCTTATTCAAGAGGCAAGATACTTCTGTAAGTGGCTTCAACTATTGCGTGCGACGGCAACAACTTAATTATAAGCTAAATTTTTATTTTTTGAACCATTCTGGCTTTAAAAGTTGCAACTGCCATTGTCTCGCCATAGGAATCACCGTCCATTGACTGATTGCCGCCTGAGAAATACCAAGTAATTTAGCAAGTTTGGTCTGCCCACCCGCTAATTTACACAATTCTTTTTTATCCATGCTGTAATTATAAGGGTTCTTATAGTATTTTTACGATAGCAAATCAAAACATAACCCTACGCTTTACTCGGGAATATAAGTTGGCTTATAATTCTTTCACCCCCCGATTTTGGGGTCTTTTAAACTTTAGGAGAAATCTGATGGCACACGAAATTGCAACAAACAAGATCACTGGCAAAGCTGAAATCGCATTTGTTGGACAAACCCCCTGGCACGGTCTTGGTCAAGAACTAACAGCTGACGCATCAATCGACACTTGGAGCGTTGAAGCTGGTCTCAACTGGGAAGCATTGATTGCCCCAGCTGTCTACACACCCGCACACACACAACTTCAACTCAATTCAGGTCGCAACGTGATTTATCGTAGCGACAATTATGAATCACTTGGCGTAATGACAGGACGTTACAAAATTCATCAACCTACTGAAATATTAGACTTTTTCAACACGCTTGTTCAGTCTGCTGGTTTCAAATTAGAAGTTGCTGGGTGTTTGCGTGGCGGTAAGCGTATTTGGGCACTTGCTAACGTTAACAAAGAAGCCTGTGTATTGAATGACGATATGGTCAAAGGTTATTTGTTGTTGTCTACATCGTTTGACGGTTCAACAGCTACTATCGGTCAATTCACTAGCGTGCGTGTTGTATGTAATAACACCATATCAATGGCAGACAACGAAAAAAATGTTGGTCGTGTTAAGTTAACACACGGTTCATATTTTGATGCTAGTTTGTTGCGTGATGAGCTTGGTATTGCGGTTAGCGGATTTGAAGGCATGATGGATGACTTTAGATTTTTAGCACGCAAATCAGTCAAAAAAGCGCAAGTTGATAAATTCTTGAAACAGATATTTCCTATGGTTCAAAACCCTTTCAAAGCGGGTGAAATGAAAGAATCAAAGGGTTACAAAGCTGTTTTAGAGCTGTTTGACGGACGTGGACGTGGCTCAGATTTGCCTGGCGTAAGCGGGACAAAATGGGGCTTGTTGAACGCTGTTACTGAGTACGTTGACCATGAAGCTGGTCGTGAATCTGACTCCAGACTTGCTAATGCTTGGTTTGGAGATGGAAACCGCCTGAAATCGCATGCTAAAGAGCTGTTGATGGCGTAACTTGCAGAGGGGCTTGTCCCCTCTTTTTTAATCCCCGTAAGGGTCTTTTAGGAGCATTTATGAATGAAGATTTGAACGATACAACCCGAAAATTTCCACGCACTATGCGTGAGGCATTTCCTCAAGACGATTCCCCAATTGAACATTACGCTAACCCGAATGCTATGAACTGGATTTTTGTTGTAGTGTATATTTTTGCTGTTGTTGTTATGTTGTTAGACTTTTTTGTTTGGAGACCTTAATGAACGGAACAGACATTATCGCAGAATTACATGAAGCGGCATTGAACACTTCAGACGACACAATCAAAGTCACTTTAAATTTGATTGATCTATATCAATTCAAAATACACGAGTTGGTAGCAATTATTCGACAACATGAGGAGTACATCAAAGAACTCCAGTATGAAATCATCGCAAAGGAATCACAATGAAACATAAACACTATCACACAATTATTGATTGGGCTGAAGGTAAGCGTATCCAGCAGAAAGTTTACAACGAATGGATTGCTTGTGGTAATCCGAATTGGAATGAGAATACTGAATACCGTGTTGACCCTGCACCAACGCCTGATTTTGCTGTATCAGCTAGGGTTATGTTTTCACAAATTTTTAAAGGTGTGGAATTTGCCGCTAATGGGGCGCACAACGTTGAATTTTTATTCGATGGCGAAACGCATCAACTAAAAGCACTTAGGAGATTAAAAAATGATTAAAGATTTATTAGCACTCAACGTCAACGAACATACTGAAAAGAAAAACAAATTGACGTATTTATCATGGGCTTGGGCTTGGGCTGAAGCACTTAAGGCTGACGAAAAGGCTACATACAAAGTAGAACTGTTCGACAACAGCGAGGGCGTGTTACAGCCTTTTATGAATATCAATGGCACTTGTATGGTTTGGGTAACGGTTACGCTGTTTGATAAACCAATGACTTGCCAGTTGCCAGTAATGAACCATATGAACAAAGCTATTCAAAACCCTGATGCGTTTGCGGTCAACACAGCCATTATGCGTTGTATGACTAAGGCGCTAAGTTTACACGGGCTGGGTCTATACATTTACGCTGGTGAAGATTTGCCTGAAGGTGAGGAATCAGTAACAACCACTAAAGTCGATGAATCAAAGATGCTGGATTACATGGCGGCATTCGATGAAATAACTGATATGGACGGGCTGAAAAAACTTTATATTGAAGCGTATGCGTCATGCGATGGCGATACAAATTGGCAAAAACAAGTTATAGCTAAAAAAGATCAAATCAAAGGAAAACTATCATGACAATACCAATAGAGGAAATTAACAATCGTATCAACTACGTTATGGACAATTTCAATTACCGTGAAAAATGGGATTATGAAATGTGTTTAGAAATGAGAGAGATAAAACTACAAAACAAAAATCTAAAGACAAGGCTGAAACGATTAGAGGGTCACAACAGCTTTATGTTCGATTTAATTCGAGACATTTGTGAAGTTGATACAGGAGAATCTGATGGAAACACAGAACATGATGATATTTGATTATTTGTCTAAAGGAAAATCATTGACAGCAATGGACGCTTTGAAAATGTTTGGTTGTTTCAGACTTGCGGCAAGAATTGCAGAGCTAAAAACAACTGGCATCGAAATCGTGTCTTCAAGGAAGCAAGTCAAAAACCAGTTTGGTAAAGACGTAATTGTGGCAGTTTATTCATTAAAGGTGAAATGATGGAACAAAGAACAGAAGAATGGTTTGCGGCAAGAATGGGCAAAGTGACAGCTAGTCGTGTCGCAGACGTGATAGCAAAGACCAAGACAGGGTACTCTACATCCCGTGAAAATTATTTGGCTCAATTGGTGTGTGAGGTTCTTACGGGTAAACCCGCTGAATCTTTTACCAATGCGGCTATGCAATGGGGAGTAGATCAAGAGCCACTAGCACGTGCGGCTTATGAAAGTCATCAAAACGTTTTGGTTGATGAGGTTGGATTTTTGGTTCATCCAACTATATGGGAATCAGGCGCAAGTCCTGATGGATTGGTTGGAGATTTTGGGATGGTAGAAATAAAATGCCCAAATACAGCTACTCACATTGACACGCTTTTGACTCAGACCGTTTCAGGAAAATACAACACACAAATGCAATGGCAGATGGCTTGTGCTGGACGTCATTGGTGCGATTTTGTGTCATTTGACCCACGTATGCCAACAGACCTACAACTGTTTGTTAAGCGTGTTGAATATGACCCGCCTTATGTAGCTATGTTGGAAAAAGAAGTAATGTCATTTTTGAATGATTTAGATAGTAAAGTGAAACAATTAAACGAACTAAAGGTAACAAAATGAGCAAAACAGTCTATGAAGTAAAAGTTGTATCAGGTAAATACACCGACAGAGAAGGAAAAGAAAAGTTGCGTTACACACAAATTGGTAGCGTAATAGACACCAGAAACGGTCTTATGTTAAAACTCAGCGCATTCCCTGTAACAGACGAACATTGGAATGGCTGGGCTTATTTAAACACACCGTTGCCTAAAGATTCAGCGCCCCCGAAGCGTAATGAACAAGAGGATGACATACCGTTTTAATGTAGGGGGTACGCCCCCTTTCAAGGAGCAAACATGGATGATGCAGAATTAGTATTAAAAATACTTCAAGATTACTACGGGCACAAATGGTCTGGTGTTGAAAATTATATTTTAGCTAGACAAAAATACGCACAGGGTAAAAAATCACAAGCACAGATGTATATGCACATTTTGTTATGGGCTGAACATCTTTACACAGCAAAAGAAATTATGGATTCACTCAATCGGGAGGGTTTGTATGTTAGAGACGGGCTTTGATAGATTTTGGGCGGCATGGCCAAAAAACCCACGTAAGGGAGCAAAACAAGAATGTCTCAAAAAATGGAAAAAATACTATTGTGAGACTTGTGCTGACCAAATCATAAAACACGTTGACTGGATGAAAACCACAGATCAATGGCGTAAGGATAACGGGGCGTTCATTCCCGCACCATTGGTTTACTTGAATGGTCAACGCTGGGACGGGGCAGAGATACCCGAAACAACTGATATTGCTCAAGACCGTGACCCGTATTTGATTAAATTAGAGGAGGAACGTAAGAAATTTGTTCCAATGCCAGATCATATAAGAGAAAAGATGCAGAAAATCAGAAACAAATTATGAGACGTGGACGAATTGATGACAACCAACGAATTATTGTTGACACACTACGCACAGCTGGTGCTACGGTTGTTTTGCTTTCAGACGTTGGTAGAGGTGTTCCTGACCTTTTGGTTGGATTCAGAGGAGTAACATTGTTAATGGAAGTCAAAGACGGTAAAAAACCACCGTCAGACCGTCAATTAACACCTGACCAACAAAGATGGCACGCAGAATGGAGAGGAGGGGCGCTTGCAATCGTAGACAGCGCTGATTCTGCTTTAAGAATGATAGGAGTAATCAAATGAAATATTTAATTGCAATTTTAATTTTAGCTGGGTGCGCTGATAACAAACCCCCAATAGTACCCGTAAAAGTAGAGCCACAAGCTCAACAGATGAGCCGCAATGAGGTTGTACAGGCTTCAATGGAATGTGAGGCGGGTAATTTAAGACCAGTACCAATCATATCGAAACGTATTGTGTCAGGAATGTACAGCGACATTGTGATAGATGTTCAATGTATGCCTAAACGTTCATCAATGTACTAGGGGACAAGAATGACTAAAGAAGAAATAATTAGATTAGTTAAAAAAACTGATTTACTAGGAATTATTGATAGTCAATATTACGACAATGAACTATGGATTTTTGATGTAATGGAGTTTGCAAAACTAATAGCAGAAAAAGAGCGTGAGAAGTTTTGCGCTGTACTTCGGCAATTACATGATTCATATTCATTGACAAGCGATTCAAACGCCATCAGAGCAAGGGGACAAGAATGAAGTTTAGAAAAAAACCCATTGAGATTGAAGCCACTCAGTGGTTCAAGATGGGCGACCATCCTGCTGTTATTGAGAGTCAAGGCAACAATGGTCTTTATCCATTTATTGACACACTTGAAGGAACGCATCTTGTGACTACAGGCGATTGGATTATCACTGGCGTAAAGGGTGATCACTACCTATGCAAACCAGACATCTTTGAGGCAACCTACGAACCCGTTGAAATCGTTTTTGAATATAAAAGCTACCCATGAAGGAAAAGAACACATGACAGAACAAGATTTGATGGATGCTCATCACAGAGCTGTTGATTTTATAAGAGACAACGCTAAAGTTTACGCAAAAGCTAAATCAGAGCGTGTTTATCTTGAAGAATTCAGAAAATCAAAAAAAGCGCTGTTAATGAAAGATGCTATGGAACAAGGCATACAGGCAGTCAACCAGCAAGAACGGGAGGCGTACAGTCATCCCGAATATATTGAGTTGTTGATGGGGCTGGGGCACGCAATCGAAGTTGAAGAAACCATAAAATGGAAAATGGAGGCGGCAAGACTCAGAGTAGAGATTTGGCGCACCGAGGAAGCCACTAATCGGGTCGTAGACAGGGCGCACACATGATACCCAAGCGAACCTATGTTAGATCAAAAAAATTGCTAGAAAACGCCCGTAGTTTGCCTTGTCAACATTGCGGTAAAGACGATGGAACTGTGGTTGCGGCTCATACCAACTGGGGCGGGGGCAAAGGACGTGGCATCAAGGCTGACGATAATCTTATTGCCAGTTTATGTTTTTATTGTCATGCCCAAGTAGATCAGGGGCGCAAATCTTCTGAGGAGCGTAAGCAGATGTGGTTGAATGCCCACAAAAAAACCATAGAATTGATGCAAAAACAAGGGTTATGGGTAGTTGACGTACCCGTACCTGATGTGTCAGAATTGCGGTGAGATAATGCAGTTGTCTCTTTGGGGTATAACAGCCCCAATTTTTTATTTTCTTTGCAAAGGAAAAAATCATGGGTTATCCCAAAATGGAAGTTGAGCCTAAAGGCGCTAAAGCTAGTGACCGTACAGGCGAGAAAAAAATCGGCGCGTCTAAAGTAGACCGTGAAATGGGCGGTGTACCGTCTACAACAGGGGCTAAAGCACCTAAAGCCGCACTATCTAGCGACACTACTGGTGAGCGTAAAATGCCCATCGCTGGTGGCGTAGGTATGGGTAAAATGGACGGCATCGGTTCACGTGACGGAAGTCACATGGGTCGTGTTGACGGACGTTGTGGCGAAATGAATGATGGTTCAATGGAGCGTGAAGTGTATTCACACAAACGCATGCCTCACGTTCAGGACGGTATGTAAAAAGCGAAACGCCCTGGTGGGAGCGCACCAAGGCATTTCTAACCAAACAAAAGGGAGGTTTTGAATGGCTGAGACAGATTCTACAAAGACTTGCAAAGACTGTACATACTTGCAACAGCAACAAAATACGCATTTAGGCGTGTGCAGAAGATACCCGATATATCAAAGTCGGCATATAAATGAATGGTGCGGTGAATTTTCCCCACTAATGCTCGAATTACCCGTTATTTCTCTACCAATGTTAGACATTGAGGAAAACGACAAACCAAAACGCAAAATGTCTAGGAGGGTTCAACCATGAAACCCTTAAGAGACAAATTATTTGTTAGACCAGAAAAACGCATCAAATCAGAGCTGTATGTACAAACAGCTGAAGTTGATACTGTCGGCATCGTGGTCGCAGTTGGGGATGAAGCCCAAGCAGAAGGGCTAAATGTAGGTGATAAGGTCTATTTTGGCACTTTAGCCAAGGATTACAAAGACGAATATCTCAAATACACAGAGTTTAAAGACAAAGGCGAACGCCTGATTGTCATGTCTTGGCAAGACGTTTGTTTTGTTGAGGAGCAAGAATGAAAGAAGTCTTTACTGTTAGCTATGACCCTCTCAGTAAAGCTGGTTCAATCAAGTTTACTGACGAATTCAAAACATGGGATTCAAAGTATCATGTCGAAGTGGCTCAAATGAGCCTTAAATTATTCACCAAAATGAACAAGGAGTTAGACAATGCCATTAAAAAAGTCAAAAAGCCCACAAGCATTCAAGGAAAACATTAAAACCGAGGTTAAAGCGGGTAAACCCGTAAAACAAGCTGTTGCCATAGCGTACAGCGAGAAACGTGAAGCCGAAAAACGTGACCAAAAGAGGAAAAAATGATTACATTCAAAAGTTTAACTGTTAAAGAAGTCGAAACAATCCTGGCTGGGTTGATGGAATTGCCTAAAAAGCTGTCTGATGAGTTACACGCCAAGCTACACGCTGACGCAACTGCTCAATATCAAGCTGTTGTAAAAGCAACAGAACAAACCGCCCCAGCTGAAGCCGCCAATGAAACACCCTCAACAGCGCAAAGTTAACGAACTAATCCCCTACATTAACAATAGTAGGACGCACTCTGATGCTCAAGTCGCACAAATAGCGGCAAGCATCAGGGAGTTTGGCTGGACAAACCCGATACTGATTGACGGAGAAAACGGCATCATAGCGGGACACGGACGGCTCAAGGCGGCAATGCTATTGAATATGGAGGAAGTGCCCATCATAGAGCTGTCTCACTTGTCTGAAACGCAAAAAAAGGCATACATCATTGCTGATAACAAGTTGGCGATGAATGCTGGATGGGATATGGAGTTGCTCAAGCTAGAAATCAGCGAATTGGAGGACAAAGACTTCAATATTGAGTTGCTTGGAT